TGTTTTAAGCCAATTAATCCTTAATTAATTCTACTTCTACAGCCTCTGCTCTACCGTAATCTTTATCTGGTTTCTTATAATGATTTTCTATTGTTTTTGTAAGTTGATATTGTGTACCTACAAATATGTAGTTTTTATAACACCATTTACCACTTTCTCTGGTGCCATAAGTAATAGTTATTTTCCATTCACTTTTTTTCATATCTTTTCAAATCAACATTGACTTTTACAAAAAACTGTATATAATAGAGCGTGTAGAGCGTTGATAGAGGATACTATAAGCTAATGTAGAGTCTTTTTATAAGTACCGTCAAACTCCTCATCTTCATACTCGTCAAATATCTCGTTTATTTCTTTATTAACATTATCATTCAATCTTTCTTTTTGATACTTTGTATTATCAAGCGATTTAAGATTTTCTTTATCATAATCTTTTACAATATGGTGGTAGCTCTTTGTCATTGAGTCGGTGGCATTTGTAATTGTCATTATCTTATCTTTTGCGATAGTTACAATCTGATCTTTAGAATAACCAGTCCATTTAATTAAAGCCACATAATCTTTTATACCTTGTGGAGTGAGTTGCGGAACATATTTTACTTGTAATGGTTTTGATACTCTTAACAAAGGTGACTTCTCTGTTAATTGTTCTTTAGGTAAGATACAAACTATGTCGTCACCATTGACTAGTTTAATTATCTTTATAATATCAACTTCTTGTTTTGTCATTGGTTAACTCCACGTTATGGATTTCATAATTGAAATCTTCTTCATTGTATATATTTATTCTTTCTTTAAAGTGTTGCAAAGTGTAATTCGTCTTATCGTTGTATGATATATCATCAGCAATATCATATAAAGTTGCAGATGAATTATTGTCTTTTAACCTAAGGCCACGACCAATAGATTGTAAATTTCTAATACGAGATTTAGAAGGGCTTGCGAAAATAATGTTGTGGAGATTCCTAATATTAACGCCAGTGGAAAAGACGCCATAACTAGCAATAATGATAGCGTTATCGGACTTTTCAGTAATCGCTCTAATATCTTCCCTAACATCGGCTTCTACTCCTCCGTGAACATAAAACACTTTTCTATTCTGTGCTTTATCTTCGATTAACTCTTTAAGAATCTCACCGTGTTTTTCAACGTATTGAAATAAGCATAAAGAATTGCCTTGTAAAGAAAGACAAAGATTCCTTATATATTTATTTCTTTTTTCATTAGAAACCAAATAATCCATTTCTTCTTGGTACGATTTATCTTTTAAAAAATGACGAGCCGTCTGATCGTGTTGTAATACTAAACATAAAATTTTTAAATCTGCTAGTTGTTTCTTTTGTTGTAATTCACTTGTAGATACTACTTTATTTACGGTTCCAAACAAACCCTCTAATACAAGTTTATGTGTTTTAGTTCCATCTAAAGTACCTGTCAAACCTATTCTATATTTACACTTTTCTAATTTAGTCATTAGTTTAGTTAATGAAACGGCTTTAAACAAGTGTGCTTCATCACCAATAATCATACCAAATTGTTCAAACCATTTTTTGGGTAAGTTATATACAGATTGCCAAGTGGATATTATAACTCTTTTTTTTGTTTCTTTTTCGTGGCCAGAATATATCTTATGTACATTTCTTTCACTATTATAACCATAGTCTTTAAAGTCTTTAAATAATTGTTCTACAAGCGATGTAGTGGGTACTATAATCAGGATTTTGTCTTGTTTAGTATCTTTCAGTCGTAATAGATTAAATATCAACATAAGATAGATTATGAGAGATTTACCAGATGCTGTAGGCGATACAAGTAAACATCTATCTTTTTGTACAGAATACTTAAAAGCTTCTCTTTGATAATCTCTAACTTCGTGTGGTAATTTAAGAGCCTTAATTAAATTATCTAGTTTTGTATCATCAACTTTTGTATCTTGTATTTTAGTTCCGTCAACAACTTGTACATTATTGTCTTCACACCATTTCTTAATATAAGGATATAAACCAGCATAGATTTTACCACTGGCGTAATTAAATAATCGTATCTTACCGTCCCAAACTCGATTACGATATTGAGGCATAAACTTAAAACCAGGTACTTCAAATGTAAAAAATTCACCAATCTCTCTACGTATATCAGCGTCTGCTTCTATTTTAAGATAGACTTCGTTAACTTTATCTATGATAATATATCTGGTTGTGGTCATAGTATTACTTATTCAAAAGATTTACCTACAACCCAGCCGACTAATACTTTTCGAGTTCCTGAAGTAATAGGGTGTACTTTGTGCCAGATGTGTGATGGGAAAACTATTATTGTTCCTTGTTTAAAAACTTTTCTAAATCTAAAATATTTGTTTTTATTATGATATGGGTGTGGTAAACATATTTCAAAATCACCACCTGTATAGTTATTGTTTTCTAATTCATTGTCATTTAAACAAATAGTAAAACTTAACTTTCGTATCAAACCATTTTTATATGGTTTAGTATGACTATCTATATGCCAGTCATAAAAGTTTCTTAAATTATATATTGTATATTGTAAAGGCTCTAATTCTGTAAGATTAAAATTCCATTTTGTTTTGATATTAATGTCTTTGATTATATCAAATATTTTTGTAGAAAGTTCTTTGTCATCATACCAAGTAATATAAGATTTTCGATTAACTTGATTGCCGTCAGCAACTTTTGCTAATTCTAATCTTTTTTGATAAGCTGTTTTCATTATGTTTTCACATAACGATTTACTTATTGCTTCTTCTTGGATATAATGAACAGTATTTAAAAACATTACACAGCGCCACTAGTAAATTTACGCCAATCAATAGCATTTTTAATAGTGAAACCACGATTTGAAATTTGTCTAATTGTTCTATCTAAAAAATCTACTGTTGTTTGTATGTAATCTACTTTTTGTTTTAGTTTTTGTAAATCAATATCTGATTCTAAATATTTGTCAACATCTGTTTTAAGTAATTTAAATTGAAATGGTTTTTCTGCGTAAACGCTAGGATTTGCTTTACCTGTATAGTATTCCCACTTTTCTCGTTTCATAATATTGTATTCTGTTTCACTTCTACTTAACATTAATTTATACTTTGTTAAGTGTTTTAAGTATTGATTGTGTAATTGAGGTGTTTTTAATGATTCTAAATCTAGTTCAGTATCATTTATTTTAAGGTCTTTATCAGCCTGTATTTGTAATTCTTCTAATGTCATAATAACTCCATTCTATATAGTATATCACAAAAGCCTTAAAAAGTAAAGACTATGATGTAGTTATACTTGTTGTTGATGCGCCAGTTGTCGCAAAATCATATATCAAATAATTAAATGATACAGTCGCTGTTAAATAATCAACATCAGCGGCTTGTTGATTGTATTGTAATCCAGTTAAACCAGTTGGATAAACATCTCTAAATCTTATCTCAACCTGTGAATTGTTTTTACTAGACAATACAGTTAAAGTAGCGTCAGAATATACACCACCAGTATTCGTAGCACCATATTTGACTTTACCTATTTCTGTACTAATAGATTGATTTTTTGCTGGAAATCTATCATTACCAGATGAAACTAAATTTTTAAATTCTGAATAGTCACGTGGAAAACCTAGTCCAACTAACCAACCGTGTATTTCTTGGAAGTTCTCTAAATTTTCATCTACTAAAAAAGTCATTTGTAATGGCTCGTAAGTTAACTTATCGCCTGGTAATGGAACATCTTTTAATGGTGTAACTTGCGACATAGCGCCACCTAATGATATACCAGGTATATTAGCAGCTGTACAAAAGTATTCTACTTTAGGTAATTTGATAATACTAAACTTAAACTGCGTTGGTGACGCATAATCTAGTTTTGTTGGTTGACGTGATAAAGAGTTTGTAACAGTCATATTACTATTTATATGTTATTTAGGAAGTGTTCCTGACTTGCCTAGTTTCTCTAAAGCATCACTTATTTCATTAATACTAGGTTGGTACTCCTTTTTACAAGGATTATCTTCTGTTGATACTTG